TGCATAGCCCTTCTGGCTAATTTCCTTGAAAGTCTTTAAAAGATCATTCACGGCATCACCTCCTTCCTTGTTTACACGAATACCACAACCATCTGACCATGAACAGGCTCCTTGTCCCTCGGGCAGAAGGGCCAAGTGATCTGGAACATAGTTAACAGCTACAGATTCGTAGGTTTCACCCCCCCATTCTCCTGTGATGGGCTCGGTGGCATTAAAAACTCCCACACTGACATCCAGTGGCCTTCTTGCTCGAATGTAGGCCAGTGCCTCAGGTGAGATACGTTGAATACGTTCTACATCAATATAGGCGTCTGCTTTCAACCCGTTATCATAATGAGTGTTGAACACCTGTCCTACGGAATACTCATCCATGATTTCAGGGGAATTACCTGAAACATTGAGTCGTTCATGTTCTGGGTGATTAACTGTGATGGGAATACCATTCCATCGCTCCGGCAAATCACGTAAAGTTTCCGATCTGTGAAAAATAGGACCACCAGAACCGTGGTGTACTCCCTCCACCATCATAACAACAGGCACCACCAAGTGGGGTCTCCCCTGGTAGGTGACTTCCCTGATGGGGTAATCAGCAGTTGCTGTAATATAAGCATGGAACGCAGTTGTTTTTTCTTTTGTTTCCATAGTTACCATTTTACAGGTTTCAAATATTTGAAAAAGGCACATGAACACAGTCCTGGCCAATCCATTATCATCTCAAAATGATCTGGGTGTCCGGTTATGAAATCCACTGGGGCCATCCTTGGGTTCTCAACTACTGTTACCCCCTTGACTTTGGTGTAAGAATAGTAATCCAACAGACCCAGTACTGTAATTCCCGGTATGAAGAGCGGTTCCAGGGCTTCCATACACTTTATGAAAACCGGGTTCCGCTTCGGTGCATCAAATATGCAAAATTCTATCTTATTTCCGTCATATTTCTTCAAACTTTTTGGCAAATCTCCTCGCACACACCGCACTTGCTCATATTGCCCTTTTACGTTCTTCTCACATATTTGTGCAGTGTCCTGCCCAATCGTCAAACGCTGACCAAACTCACTGGCCAATTCAACCTGATTATAAGTTGCCTCCCAACGGTCGAACAACCAAAACGGCAAATCATAACCCACCTCCCGCAGCCCTCGGGCCAGGTGAGTAGCAGAAGCCCCCAACCAAGAACCCAATTCCAAGGCACTACCATACCCACTCCAGGATTTCCCCAGACGGTATAAATACGCATGGACCTCCGTGGGGGTCATGGCAGGTATCATATTAATTGCTCCCATTGAAATTGCAATACTTGTGGTTTGTACTTCTTCATAGCCACTCTCTGTTTCTTCTTCAAGTGTGGTTCGTGGTTGATATCAAACTCGGTGCCCTTTCTGCCCCACTCCGTCACGTTGGCATCAGGGATCTCGTGAGTGTTGTTGAAACGCAGCAGGTGTCCTTCTCCCACCTCCACGATCTTGGTGGTTCTCTTCAGAGCCTTGCGGAAGGGCTCAAAAGCCCCGTTCCAATACCCAGTGAACTGCTCGTCATATCCTCCTACGTTCCAAAACATCTCCGGGGTGATAATATATGAATCAGTGTGTCGCTCCGTCCTTTGCGGTGCCCCATCCACCCTGTCATATCGGGGGGGCTGGTACACCAACACAGGGTCTAGGCTCAACCGCATCAGCTTTTTCGCTGCCCAAGGGAAGAGCAAGTGGTCAATATCCGTTAACAAGGCCCATTCTGTTTTCACGTGCTTCATGGCCAGGTTCCTTGCTCCAGCGTGATTCCAAGGAATGTTCAACTGAACCCGGAATAAAGACAAATCCAATCCTTCAGGAATTCCGTTCCACTCCAATACAGAGTGCGCAGGATCTACTTCAGACCCGTCATCCACTATCACAATAGAAACTTCTCCCGGCTCATAATCAGTCCACCACTTCAAATGCTCCAAAAGCATCTGAGGGGCTTCATAGTATGGCATAGCTATGGTTAAACTTTTCATCATACTGTTCTTACAAATTCGTCAAATACTTCTGCCCCTTCCGGCAATCTGCTCCGGGAGATGGGCAACGCAACGCAACGACAATTGGGATGTACCGGGATAGCATGCTCAGCAGCCTCTAAAGTGTACCTGTTCCCGTCATACCCCGCACACTCCGTACACACACGATCATCTCCAGCCGTTCTCCACTCAGCGAAGATCTCCACCCCCTCTGCTCCCCAATTCCTGTATTCAACCATATTAGCCGCATGGTGGGCTCTGATCACTTCGGTCCTAGCCAGTGTCTGGGCTCTGCGTTGGGCCGGAATAAAGCGTCCCAAGCTGTCTGTGATCCCCAAATCCCCCATACCGCTCCCGTTGATAGTGGATATGAGCTTGCGGGCCAACAAGTTGGGGTTGTCCCCGTCCACCAGCCCCTGTGCCAAGATCCGACTAATCTGGGTATCCATTGCCGTGGTGATCCCTTGCAACTCACTAAAGGCCCGGGAATACATCAAACCAACCCGGTCGATATGGAAAGGAGCTCCCAACACGGCTTCGATCCCCCCGGAAGCCTCTATGGAGGGGAGGGTGTACCCGGCCTTGCTCAATTCATAACGGGCTCGCATCACCCCCCGTTTGTAACTGTCCCGAATATACATATTGGTCCAGGGCTGCTCCCCGGCCTCCCCAATTCGATTATATTGTACTAGTTCCAAAAGCCCTTTCTGCTCCTGCTGTTGTAGCCACCGCATGAAGGCCCGGACCTTATCCGCTGTGCGTGGGAAATTGAACACCTGACGTCCCGGAGGGGGGGTCAATGGAGCTTGGTACACTCCAGGAGTCAATCCGAAACAATCCTGATCCACGATGGTCTTGCGGATCACGGCAATCAACTCCCTGAACCTCCTATCCATAGAACGCACAAAAGCTCTGCGCAGCGTTAATGTCCTGGTGGGATCATACGCATTGACAACGAACCGATATGTGGTAGTCAATTCACTCATTGTTCCACTTCCTCCTCTTCTTCAACAGGTTCCTCAGTTGGTTGTTGTGGTGCCAATCTCTCCGCTTCCCTGATCGCCCTTTCTTCCTTAACCATAGCTGATTTCATCAACTCAGTGATTTGCTCCCTTTGATCCTCATCCAACCCCAAAAAGTACTCCAGGAAGGCTTCGGGAGGCACAATCATTTCAGCAGACGGGTTGGAGGCGTATGCCTTCAGGGCTTCTGCCCGGGTCTTACCAATTTCAGCTTTATCCTTGTCAGATGTGGCGAACAGATCAGACCATTCCACCTGATAGTCATTCTCTCCTTTCGCATCTTTAGGAGCGGGCAGCACTTTGTATTTTATCATCAGGTCCACAAACGGCCTTACGATGTTTGGTTCAGCATGCTCTTCTCTCCGGGTCTGTACCACGTTGTACCATCCTGTCAGGTCCTGTTCGCTGGATAATTCCCCTCTTTCAGACCCGGTTAATATCCTCTTGGGAATTCCCGTGATGGCGGAAATCATCTGTATTTGCACGTCCACGTGCTTGCTGGGGTCCGTGACCTGTGTCTCCAGGGCATCAAATTCCACCCCCTCATTCATCAAGAAGCGTCTCAAGTTGTTTTCATATTCGTCCATTTGATCTTCCAGATCTTCTTCCATCTCGGTGGTCATCATGAAATCTTCCTTGATCTTGCCCTGATATCCGGGACGGGCTCCCCTCCAGAACATCTCAGCAGACCCTCCGGTCAGCTTCTCCAGGTCCATCAAGCGGTTCCATATGGGCTTCAATACGGGCTCCCCCTCCACTTCACTTTCCAACAACTCAGTAGTCACATGGAGTGCCCTGGTCCAATGTAATTTAAAAGTGGTGGTTGTAGTGTCGGTATCGGAGTTGGCAAAAGTCACCTCGTACATCTCCGGCATACCATATCGCTCATTTTTGGGGTCCTTGACATAGCTCTTAATGGGGGCATTGCCCTCTCCCAAAGGCTTCACATACAACAATTTCCTTTTGCCGTTCCCCTCCACAGGCTTGGCAAAATCAGATGTGTCCTCAGTATCATCGAAGCCCAACAGCAAGATCCCGTATTGCCCGACGGAACTGACCTTGTCCAAACGTACGAACCTGGATTGTAACTTTAGTTTCTTGTCTAAAACCTTCCATTCCTTCTCCAGGGCTGTTTCCGTCTTGGTGTCTGTCTCAGTGATATTGACCTGTCCTTTCCAGGTTTGTGAAATAGGACGGTTGATCACCGCTTTGGCAATATCCTGTCGGGTGTACCTGGACAGATAATCTTCATATTCAATATCTGTGGGATAGCCCAGCGCCTGATATATCTTCCTGTCCCCTCCGTATTGAGAACCGAAGCGGGCAGCCAATGCGGACCTATTTGCGATGGCTCCCATGGTCATCAAATTCTGATACCGGGCCAATGTGGAGGGGTTTATTGGTCTTTTGGCGTTTGCGGTGAACTTTGTCCGTTTCATATCTTGTTATTTTTTGCGCAAGGCTGACAGTCCTGCTGATATCCTATCCAATCCCATTCCTATCCCAAAGGATGACCAAAGAGTCAGATTGATGGGGGTTTCTGAATCAAGCAGGAACCTTGATATTTGAGGCCAGAACACAATACTGGCAACAATGAGAATAATACTCTGTGTGACCCGTTTCCATCCCTTCCAAAATGAAGGCCAATCCCACCTATTAGGGGTTTTTGTGCTTTTCTTCACTCCTTCCTTTACATCCCAGCCAAAGGTGAGAATAAAACCCACCATGGCCGCAATGGAGAAAACAATAAAATCATCCACGGGTACCCCGTTCAACAACTTCTGTACTATTATGTCCCCATCCATATTTTCCAAGTTTTTAAAAGGAGGGTGAGGCACATGGTCTTCCCCACCCTCGCATGTCCAACGATCACTACACCCTATTCAGATGGTTTCCAGGGATTAACTTTTTCAGCAAATGCATCCAGCAGATTTCCAATCAGCGTATATGCCAGAACCTCCGACAACATCAATCCTACGAAGTTCACGGGAATCCACCACCAATAAGCGCCATGTAGATAACCGAAGTCAAGGAAGAATGCTAACAATAGCAAAATAATCCCCACCGCTCCGGTAATCAGGTACTTGACAACCTTCTTGGCATCCACTTGGTTCGTTACTCCCAGCACAAAGGCCACCAGGAACGGGAAGGAGATGTTAACACCTTGCCAGGAACCCAGATACACGGGCAAAGCTCCAATCCATTCGATGATGTCCGCTGGCGGTTCAATCTGTGCGAACAATCCAATGGTTCCTACAACCATCAGAAACATTAAAACAAATAACCTTTTCATAATAGATCTATTTTGGTTAAACATAAAGGTGTTAAATATTTTTGGTCTCAGCTTCTTTGATAAACTGAATCAGTGTCTTCACATATTGTATTCTGAAATCAGCGCTCTCCAGCTTCTTGTAATCCTCATAATTGTCATAAAACAGACACTCAGGCAAAATAGCTGGGCAATGACTCCACTTCAAAATGTAAAATGCA